ACTTCAAACGCTGGTAAGTTTATCTTAAGCTTTAACGAGAATGCTGAGCAAAAGACTACTGTTGAAATGTTAAGACCAGAGAATCTACACCAACAATACGATTTCATTGCAGAAGAGTCTAGTAGAAAGATTATGTTAGCACATAGAATTACAAGTCAAATGTTACTTGGAATTAAAACTTCATCAGGTTTTTCATCTAACGCAGACGAGCTCAAAACCAGTTACGAAATCTTTATGGCTATGGTAATCAACCCAATGCAAGAAGAGCTGGTCAAGCAGATCCAGGGTATCATAGAATACAATGGGTACGATGCTAGCGAGTTATACTTTGCTCCATTGATTCCTTTTGGCTTCTTGGCTGAATTACAAGGCGAAGCTGGAGATGAAAATGCACAAGAGATTATAGAGAATCCTAACGATGTACCTGATTTAGAAGGAGTAGAACCAGATCCTAACGAAGGAGATGTAGATACTGACAATCCAAACGAAACTATTGGATATGTTGAAGGTCCAACTCCTCAAGCATTCGCTAAGCAAGATTGGAATAGTTGGCAATTAGAACACAATTACGAAATAAGCAAATAAGATGAGTAGAAACGTCCTCTTTATATCAAGAAATGACATCATTAAACGTTCTTACGTTGGTGGTAACATAGATCCAGAAAAGATCATTCCTTTTGTAAAAACTGCACAAGATAAAAATATCTTAACTGCATTAGGTACTGTATTGTACAAAAAGTTACAAGACGATGTAGAAGCAAAAACAATTACAGGAGTTTACAAAGAACTTATTGATCTTTACATTGTAGACACATTGGTTCACTACTCAGTATGCGAAGCATTGCCATTCTTGGCTTACACTATAGCTAATGGTAGCATCTATAAAAATGTATCTGAGCAAGCTGTCAATCCTAGCAAGAACGACATCGACTTCTTATTGCAAAAAGAATTACAAACTGCTCAATTCTATATGGAAAGATTGGTGACCTACTTAATTGCTAATAACCAAATTTATCCAGAGTACAATCAGACTAATGGTCAATTAGATAACGTTTACCCTGATAAAGGTCAAGCTTACACTAACGGTTGGGTTTTATAATATGAGTGAAAAAAAGATATATCTTGGTTATTCGCCTAAGGCCAAGAACATAGAAAAATTGGCAAAGTACGTAGAAAAGAAAAAGACTGCTAACGCTAAAACATTTGTGTTTAAAGGTGGTAACCCAGTATTAAAAAATAAAAGATTCTAATGCAAACTTTATATAGTTTTACCCAATTCTTTAATAATGTGTGTTTGGCACATCCTAACATCAAAACATTTAACGTGTCAGATGATTTTACGGAGGTAGATACTGCAAAGCAAACGTTATTTCCATTGGCTTACATGGTAATTAATAACACAACAATTTCTGGATACTCTCAAATGATTTACAATGTTAATTTACTTGTAATGGACAGAGTGCAAGAGGTATTAGAAAATTCTACTGGTGAATTTAACTCTCTTGTAAAAGACTACAAAACTCCTAGCAATATCTTGGACGTTTGGAATACTTCAATGTTGACTTTATCTGATATTGTGGTGTATATGAAGAATAATGCACAACCTTACGAATTCAATATTACAACAGACGTAATACTTACTCCATTCCAAGAAAGATTTGACAACATTTTAGCAGGATTCTCTTGCGTAATGTCAATCGCTGTACCATTCAATCCAAGTAACTGTTTATTTTATAACGTTACCGATGCTGAGGCAAATGGTGGCACAAATGGATGTGACTAATGGTTGCTCCAGAAATCTATAATGCTTTAAATCAGTGGGCTACCATGGTTGTAGCTCAAGCAAAAGCCAATCTATTAAGAGGCAAGAAGGACGCTACGTTTACACTATCTAAATCCATTGGTTACGAAATAGTACCTGATGGTAATTCAGAAATAGGTGCAGACGTAGAATTCTATTATGCTGACTATGGTGATTATGTGGAAGGAGGCAGAAGACCAGGCGCTAAAATGCCACCACCAAATAAATTACTAAATTGGATCAAAGTAAAACGTATACCAAGGTTTAGAGATAAAAAAGGTAAATTCATATCTTACCAATCACAATCATTTTTAATAGCTAGGTCAATAGGTAAAAAAGGTATAAAACCTTTTCCATTTATGACCGATGCCGTAGAACAAGCACAAAACGATTTATTCTATATGCTAGAAGAGGCTCTAGTACTAGCAGTAGAACAAGACATTGTAGCCATACAGCAACTTAGGGATTAACCAGAGCTTCATGGCCATACTTTCTCATAACGGTTGATTAAACATCTACGTTCAAATTAGGAGTTCCAAAAGAGCTCCTTTTTTGTGTAGGTACGATATCTCATTTTGTTGTTATAATACTATATAATTCGAAATTATGCCCACAGTATCTATATCTCAGGCCCCAGCAATCATTGTAGCAGGACAAAGTCCAATAGTTTTCTCTGTTTCCGCTTCGGCTTACCAAAGTTCTAGCTTTTACTACACTTGTAATTTACAAATTTGGACAGGAAGTGTTAATTCTTCTGGGTCAGGAACTCAATACGCACTAAGAAAGTATCCAAATGCTTCAGGCCATGGTATATTTGATCTTTCTAGATTTGTCAATAGCTCACTTACTAATTTGGCGTATCAAGCTACAAGTTCTTTAGTATATTACAAACCTACCTTTAATTATAATTTTGAAAATGGTATAAGTGGATCAGACAATGTTCAGACCACAATACTTAGAGCATTTGATGGTTATAGCATATTTCCACAAGCAATTAATTCTAGTCCAACAAGCACTACATTTTGGCCACTAATGACAGATGGTCCAGTAAGTCAATCAATAGCAATCAACGACAAAGGTTGGCTTGGAGTTTTTGTAGGAGTAACTACTGGAAATACAAACGTTGGTTATACTGGAAGTTACGCAAATGGAAGTCAGACTTTTGCAACTAAAGTTTATTCTGGATCTATATATAATACTACTTCTTCTGTAGCATGGGCGCCAATGGGGCCAGCGCAACCAGAATTTCCTTTGGCTTTAACAAATGGTGGATCAGATTTGGTAAGTTACACAATAAAATCGGCTAAAGCAGGTATTAATCAAACTATAGAGTGTGCTTACAAATACACTCCAGTAAGAATCTTATGGAAGAATAGATATGGTCAATTCGATTGGATTAATATGTGGTATAAAAATGTACAAGACTTTACAACTGAGCAGAGAGTATACCAACCTCAATTAGGTACTTGGAATAGTTCTACTTTAACTTATGATGCGTATCAAACTGCGACTCAAAGATATATTGTAGATGCTACACAAACTTTAACAGTTAATACTGAGTTTTTACCTGAATCGTATAATGAAATATTTAAACAATTATTGGTAACCGATGAAGTGTATTGGATGTACGATCAACCAAATACTTTAGTTAAACCATTAACAATAAAAACAAACAACTTAACATTTAAGACAGGGGTTAACGATAAGTTAATTCAATATACATTTACATTTGATATAGGTCAACCGTATAAATTGATAATCTAATATGAGTTTATTTACAACACAAGGATATAGGTACCAACTAGTAGCTGGAGACAATGTTATATTAGATACGTTTCAGGACGAATCAATAAAGGTTAGTAACAATATTACACAATTATTTGATATTGCTGCAGTACCAGGAACTTTTACAAGAACTATTACTTTACCAGGTACGAAAAAGAATAACGAATTCTTTGAACAGTACTACGATATCTCAGTATATAGTCCAGACACATTTAACGCAAATCAAAAAGTAGCAGCTTATTTGGATTTTGGAGCTGTATTTTTAGTTAATGGTTATTTACAACTTACAAAAGTAAACGTATACGAAAATAAATTTGTAGACAGCTACGAAGTAAACGTATTTGGTGCAATTAGTAATTTCTCTGTAGAAACAAATAGACTCTATTTAACAGACTTAGATAATCTTTCTACATATAATCACACCAGTTCTTACGATGCTATTACTGGAAGTTGGGCTGGCGAGCTATTTAATGGCGATATTGTTTACCCAATGGCTGATTATGGTAAACGTTTACAATTTTCTACACAAGATTTTGTTGGTATAGACGATAACGAAGACGCCTTAACAGTATCTGACTATAAACCAGCTTTGAGATTAAAAGCTCTATGGGATGGCATATTCGATAAAGTTGGATTTACTTATACAGGTAGTTTCTTTAATGAACCTTGGTTAGACGATGTATATGTACTATTAAATAACAAAGCTAGATATCCAGAATATACTTTTGCTAATTTAGAAACATTTGGTCAAGGTAAGGTTAGTGCTATTACAGGATCTGCTGACAACTACGCTTTAACTAATAATACAATTACTAATTTTCCTTTAACTGCGGTTAATTACGATTATAATGGTTTGTTTACAGTTGGAAATCCTATAAGATACACAACACCTATTAG